CCGCACCCCTCTTTGTTTAAAACCAGCAGGTAGGTTTGACAAAGTTCCTGCATCTAATAATTGGCGGAGAGCCACTGTTGCAGTTCTGCTCAATCCGCCAATCATGTGTATTAATCCAAATCCGTAGAACCCTAGTCCTGGCAGAAATTTAAAGTGGACAAAGTATTGGGTTCTTTGTTTTTTTGGATCATTGGGCGCATAGTTCCTTCTGATAGAAAGAACTATTCCACTACCTTCTTCAACAGTTACGATGTAAGGTAGCTTGATACCAGACGGCTCCCCATCTGGACCAATATCTTCGAAGCCATCTAAATCTAAATCAACATGACACTCGAGAAGAGTGTACATCGTTTGTTGTTTTCCAGATTTTTTAGTGCCTTCTAATTCTTTTTCTTTTTTTGAAACATCATCGTTTGTAGTCATCGCAGGTGGACCAAGTTCTACATCCGCATAGAATCCTGAAACTTGTTGTTTTCTTAAATCGTTTTCTGAAATTTTAATAACGTGAATAATAGACTCTGCTTCTTCTAAACTGTTTGCTGTGTATGGCACAATTAAATCATCTGCAGGTATAAATTTAGAAACAGCTCTACCTAATAAATCATCGTAATAAACTTTTTTAAATGTAGATCCTGCTAGGGGTAAATGAAATAACATGGAGTCAAACTCTGGTTCATACTCTTTCATCTCATCCATGATTAGATAATTCATGTAATCTTTTACACGTTCAGCTTGTTGTTGTTTTGGAGGTGTGTTGATTCCAAGTATCTGCGTTCTCACTGGACCGTCACTTGGTAATAACTCTTTGTATGCTGTAGCTTGAAACTGTGTAACAGCTTCTGCTAACACTGGGTGCGTTGCACCTGAAGCTCCTTGAAACGGTTCCGTTCTATTTTCATATTTAAATCCTAATAGATCAAGTCCTTCCGTGTAAGATTTTTCCCAATCTTTTCTAGACATTTTATAATCTAGATAATTAGTTTTCATCTCGTTGCCTAGAGGCTCGAGTACATCGTCAGGTAAAAGTATTGCTAAATTGTCAAAATGTTTTTCCGTGCCGGGTATGTTTATTGCACCTGGTTCGAAGTCGATAGTCGCACTACCGTCTTCATTAGGTATAACTTCTACTGGTGGTTTATCTTGTTGGACTTCCTCTTTGATTTCGATATCCTCGGGTCCAGGTATTTTAGCCTGCGTACGAGTTTCGCTTGGGAGTCCTTTTTCTATTTCTGCCATTTATTACTCCTTTATTTTAATACCATTTTTTTCAAAAAAAGCCAAGCCCTCTGAAGGACCATCTGGTGTGGGTCCTGACGTTGGTGGTGGGCCTGATGATTTACCTGCCATTTTCATAATGCCACCTCCTGCTTTTTCTTGTCTAAAATTGTCTGCAAAATAATCTAGTTTAGCTTGATCATCAACTAACTGTTTAAGATCTTGTATTGGGAATAAACTTAAATCTATATTAGGATCTTGTTTTAATAATTCTTGCTTTAATACATCCTCACTAACACCTGGAAATTTTTGTTGCATTTCTGCAACTCTTGCCTCTCTTCTTAGTCTGTCAGCATATTCACCTTGTGCTAGAAATGGTGCTTTTCTTCTACCACGCTCTGCCATGGCAAAATCTTCACCTTTTGCAAATTCTTTTGCACGCTCTGCTTCGACATCAACTCTTAACTTTGGACCTAGTGCTAAATTTAAAATAGATTCACCAAAAGCTTGCTTAAGTGGCATACCAGTTTCAAGTGCTTTGTCCCCTATCATTAAACCCTCGAAACCAATCTCTCCTGCTATAGCTGCCGGTCCTGCAATATTTTTGATAAACCTAGCTGCTTGCAAAGCTTTGCCTCCTACAGCCTTTGGTAAATTTTTAGTTTCTTCAATAACAGTGTTTGAAGTTTTAATTGGATCTTTTTCAATAGCTTTAGCACAATCTCCAGGCAAACCACCTTCAGCTAAACTGTTACATATTTTAATTTTTTTATATTTAGGTAAAGCGTTTACAGCCTTAATTAAATCATCAGCAATGTTTGGATTTTCTGCAAGTCTTTTTTTAAATAATCTCACCGTTTCTCTTTTCGCTGCAGCCAAAGCTTTTTCTCCTGTCAAGGGAGCTCCTCCTAAAATTTTATTGCCTACCTTTAATCTTGCATTAATTTTTTTTAATTCTCTGTCCATATACTTTTGATCTTTGTAATAAGGACTATTGGGATCGTCATATGATCTCAACAAAAACTCTGCTTGTGCATTTTTATCATGTAAAGTTAATTGTATATTTTTAGTGGGTGAACCTTTTATTAAAGATACGTGATGCTTTTCTAAAGCATTAAATTGTTTTCTAAAAGCTCTAGACTCTGGTCCTCTTGTTAAAAAATTATACATATCTGAATAAGAAGGAACCTCTCCATATTTTGCAAAATAAGTTCCTAAAGTAGTATTAGGAGATGTAAATTTAAATTCTTTTGCTAATTCAAATAAACCAGGTCTACCGCCTTGAGTTCTGTAATAAGGGTTGTGTACTTTTCTGTAATCAGGGTGTTCATGAATTGATACATGGTTTTTTTCTGAATAAGGTTTAGTAAATATTGCTGGCCTATAAACAACGCCCGCTTTTTTATCTTTTACACCTATTATTTCTCCTTTTCTTTTAACTAATTCATAATTAGGGTTTCCTTCTTCTGCCGCTGTCCGTAAAAATCTTAATAATCCATTTCTTTCACCTCTAAGAGCATTTGGAGTATTATTATATCCTGAAACTTTTATCTTACCTTCATCTACACGTTTTCTTTTCTCTGCTCTTTGTTCTTCTCTGAAACCAATAGGATCACTAGCTAATTTTAAATAATAAGTTCTTTTTGATGGTGTTATTTTAAAAAATTCTTCCTGTGTAAAAGGTTTTTTTGTTTCAGGATTAATAGTTCCTGCTTCCTCTACAATTTTAAAATTACGTAAAGTAATTACTCTGTTTGAGTATTTTACAATTTTAGATCTTGTTGGGTTAATCATTCCAGATTTGTTTTTGTAAACTCCTCCTTTTTGTAAAGAAATTAAATCATATTTCTGACTTCTAGTTAATTTTTTATAGCTCTTTTCTAATTGTTTTTCAGACATCTCTGGATTAGCAAATTTAATTTGTTCATATCTTTCAGGTGTGACTGCATCTTTTAAAGATGAATATAATTTAGTTGGTCGCCCTGCATATGTATCTTTAACTGAGTAGCTTCCTGGTTCATCAACCAAGCCACGTTTTGGTGTTTCTACAGATCCACCTATTGCAAAGCCTAATTCTCTTTCGATAAACTCTTGTGACTCTTTACCAAGATACTGTTTAATCTTTTCATAGTTTATTTTTTGTTTTCGTTTAATTTCTTCTGCTGGTTTTCTTTTTGGTAGTACAGTTTTATTTCTTACTGAACCACCGCCATTGAAACCTGGACGAGTTAGATATGCCATCATCTCGTTATATTGTTTTACTTTCATTACTCTCCTAATAGACCTGCTAATCCGCCATCTGCAAAATCATCGCCAGACTCAGGTAAATTAACTTTAGACTTACTAGTTTTTTGTTTTCCTATACCTGCAAACTCATCTAAGTTCTCCGTGCCAGTATCTATACCTAATTCAAAATCTTTTGTGTATGTTTCACCATCTTGTGACATACGATATTTAACTTCACCTGCTTCAAAATCATTTGGTGGTCTAGGGTTTACCTCATCAGCTACTCCTTTTCTAAATTCATACCCACCTTTCATACCTTGATCGGTATCAAAATCTAATTGTATTCTATTACCATCGCCTTCAATCGTTAGTTCAATATCAGGTCTGTCCGGATGTTTGTATGTTGTTACATCACCAGTTTTTTTAACAAAATCTTTTTTAACAACTTGTCCTTCTCTAATAATTTTTTCTACAAGTTTAGGAAAGTGTTCTGGCATTTCTGATGTTGGTGTTATAATTGGTTTCGCAGTTTTAGCTATCTTTGTAGTCTTTGCCAGTTTACCTACAACAGGGAACGCGGCCAACGCTGCCATAATTTTTAGGAACGTTCTTCTAGATATACCGCCGTCAGCAAAACCTATTCTGCCACCATCAGCGTTTAATTTTCTACCTTGTCCTTTTGTTTTTAAATTTTTAAGAATTGTTTCTAG